ACTGGACAGACACTGGGGCGTCTTCGGCGACGAACTCAGCGTCAGTTGTTTCTGTGATTTCGGCGTCGTTAGCCATTGTGTCCTCCAAATTGGACTTGATTTCAAATAATTCGGCACCCTTTTCGATAAGAGTATCGATGTCTTCGTGAAAAGACTCAGGAAGGTTTTCCTTCATCTCCATAACTGCGTCTATATACTCATCAGCCTTAAGTTCCGGCGGTGTTCTACCGTCGTCCCTGTAATGGCGTGCGATGTGGTTATAAACGCCTTTCCTATCTGAACCTCTCAACTTTGTGCCATTGCGGGCCCCATTGAGAAGACCAAAAGTATTCTGAAGGGCTGACAGAGCCGCTGGCCCTGGCCTCCCGTCGCTCCCAACAAAGTGATGAACAAACGTGTAGTTCGTTTTCATTGTTGGGTCTTCACCATCTATATGGAAGGCAAAGATCTTTGAGAAATATGCTTTATCAGCGGGCGAACGCATGTTTTTGTATGCGGTTTTGTCATACCAGCCTTCGTCCCTGATCCCCGTCTTATGGCTACGGGTTGGGCCCTTTGTGTCTTCGAAGTCATCTTCAGTTGTGTCTAAAAGAACAGATTCATCTTTAACGCTGACGGTCTTAGTGCCAGGGGCAGCGCCAAAAAGAACAGGTGAATATTCATACCATTCAAGTTGTTTGATATGACGTATGCCCGTATCACCCTTCATCTCAGAACCGCCTTCAGGAACTGAATAGCCAATTGACCATTCTTGTTCCCCGCCAAAGAACTTAATGTCCTCATAAGCGTCACGGCCCCGAGTGGTATTCAGATTGAATTGCATCTTTACCAAAACACCACCAGCATCTTGTGCTCGTAAGTGCTCAGGGAGGCGGTCATCACCTGGAGACAATTCTTCTGCTTTGACAGTTCGCGCTACAGGCACGGTTGTGTCGTGAGACCAAACACCTTTAGGTACCCGCTTCAAGAGAGTGTCCTCATAAGCACCAGGGACAATGACATCTTTAACGTTGTCAACAATGTTTGTAACAGAAACAACTGCTTCGACAATGCCTTCAGCATCGTTTACCGCTTTTGCTTCTACGGTGGCTTGTTTGGATTCCAGTTCCACGGGGCCTCCTAAGGCGAATTCTTACCCTAGGTTATGCCCTCTAGACGGAAACGTGGCGGAGCGTTCAGGAAGACTATACGGAAAATACTGCTTCGAGTGTGTCAGAGTCCCTTAAATTTGCTATTTGTGCCCTATCGAGACCAAATTGTAAAAGCGCTTGTTCAGACGGATTATTGGTAAAAACCATTGTGCAGCGACAATTTGCCGTTTCTTTTATTGAGGCAGTTTGTGCTCCTGGGTGCATCATTAAATAACCCCCAACGGAGAAATGCTCCTCAATAGGCACTGCCTGCCCATCGGCATGGGTATGCGTTGCCCTTACTTTTTCATCTTGTTGAGACAACCAAACCTTGTAACTGAACCCTTCTTTCAGGGCATGAATCATCTGCCCCTGGTTAACACCAAATGCAACAATGTTCGATGCTGCTATGCGAGCCCTGTTTTTCATCGCCTTGGCGTACACATCTTCTATTTCTGCTGCAATGTCATCAACAGATTTACCTAGTGCGAGCCCTTCATTTATTTTTTCTTCAAGATGTTTTCTTGTTGTGCTGTTTATCTCTCCAACATGCGCCAACCCTGCTATCACACCTGCCGCAACTAATTCTTCGTCAGGGTCAATTTGCTTACCGGTGATTAAAGCGACTTCATTACCACCATCAATAATGGTGGCCATTAAAAAGGTTTTGGCATCTGCGACTAATTGTCTGTCCCATTTAGGAATATCCAAGATGTCATTCACAGAAACGGAAATACCTTTATTCACCTTTTCCCGGATCTTCTTTGATTTCCACTTCTCCAGAACAACACGTTTCTGTCTTTGGAAATAAGCACCAAGTTGTAAAGAAATTGATTCACTTAAGCGCATCATTTGCTGATCTCTGCGACCACGAATCTGATCCGCTGCCTTCTCATCTATGAAAGTTTCACCTGAGGAAAAACCCCAAGGACTATCTAAAGGGGCGGACTCCTTACCCTCCGATTTCTCTTCAACCACTCCATTGAGAGAAGCCGCTTCAGGAACAACTTCGGATGGTTCCACTTCAGGAACGACCATAGGAGTATGTGGTTGCGCTACCCCTGGTTGCCCTTCGGGTAATTCTGGAGGTGTGAACTCTGTGGATGGTGTTTCACCATCAGCAACTGCTTGTCCTATAGGCATCAAGTTGGCTTGGATCCACATCAAGTCAGCACCAACCGGATCTCTGCCAGTCTTTTGTCTGTACTCATCTATTGAGATAGCACCGAATTTAAGTTCTTCAAGGTGGTAAGCGGCTCGTTCACGTTCATCTCTGGAGAGAATCGCTACATCTTCAAGATTGAACTTGACTGTCAAGTCTTCTGACCCATCTAAGCGGTCAAATGCACGTTCAATAAGCATTAAATGTGGGAGCATTGTTTCACGCCAGAACACTTCAAGTTCAGTGTCAGCGTTAGCAAATGTTCGTTCGCTGGCGTTACCTATAACTGATTCAGGAACACCAAAAGCCATAAGGATTTCTTCTTTGGCTAATTGCTTTGTTTCTGTGTACTGAGCGTCACGTTGGCCTATCGATGTATCAATCCATTTGGCCTGTTCGGCTTCCATGATTGTCATACGGCCAGCACCACCAAGGGCAGAACCAGTGTTCCCCAAGAAACGACGTCGTATTTCTTCTGCTGAATCATCATCAAGTTCACCTTGAACCATGAGGATCCCGCCTGGACGACCGTCATTAACCATGAAGTTCCTGTTATAGATACGAGAGTAGTAGTCAATATCTATGGCTAGGCCGCAGGCTTCAAGTGGGGATTGTCCCCTATAAGGATCTGTGGGGTGAGGGATTCGCACCCAGACAACATCATCTGGTTTAACAATCCGTTCCTTGGTGTTCGGGACCTGGACTGAATAACCCGCAACGAACTTCTTAGGGTCTGGGATAGGGAACGTCCAATTGGGAGGTAAAAGATGAAGCCCAACAACATTGTCGAGCCTGTCTTTGACGACCTCTACAAAAGCGCCTCTTTTTGAAAGAAGCACCTGGGAAGAAAGTTGAAAACGGAAATTGTAAGCGTCGTGATGTGGGTTTGCTTTACGGTTCAGAATAGGTAGCAACGGATTCTCTACTGCTTCATTTTCTGAATCTAAGATCTGTACTGGCAAACGGGCAGCATTTGATGCTATTGCGTACACACTTTTGTAAACCCAAGTAACACGATCGTTGCCTTCGCTTACAGCGCGGTCAACATCCCAATCATCTTTGTACGCCTTTTTCCTACCCCCCTCAATAGGATTAAGCCGAGCCATGTTTTGGTTGTAGTAAAAGGCTTTCGCCTCGTCACCATCAACAAAGCCCCTGCTTGTGTGGCCAGTAAACTTTAAACCATCAAGAAATCCCATATCAGCCCTCGTAGCCCATTAGAAGTGAAATACCAATCAGCACACCAGCGGCTGCACCGAGTCCCCAAGAGACCCCGATTGTGAATCCGCACATAATTGCGGCTGATGCACCCGAGGTTAAAGCCACGGTAGCGATTTTTTCCTTTATGTTCAGTGCCCCTATCAGCACTACACCAATTGTTGCGACCATACTCAACCCCGCCCAGGTTATTAACGCTGGGATATTAGACATGCCCATAGCCTACGCCTCCTAGACCCTTTGGGGTGATAGGTACATCTACCATCCCGGAAATAAGCCCATCTGTTTACCATCGACCCGATGATCAAACGCCCCATCTGTCAATTCCGCAACTAGGTGCTGAACTAATTCAGGATCGTCTAATGATCTGTTCGCTAAAACAGAAATTGAATTAAACGCCCCGATGGCAGCGCTGAAAACCATTTTCAAAAATTGGGGATCTCCTTTTATTGGGATCCACTGAAAAGTGCTTGCTGGCCCACCAAATATTGAAGCGAAGTCTTCTGACCAGTCAGTATCAGAAATGTAGCCCCTCACCACTTTCCCTTGAGGGGGAGGATTACCGAATATGGCTCCATCTATGTATGAGATGCCGTGAGCCTCTGCATACATTTCTAAATCTCGTTTCCGTTCGGGAGGTTTGGTGTTCGCGTCACAATAAACCCCTCGGAAACCAGCCTCACCCACCCGATCCAAAGTTTCTATTGACCAATTAGGGTTGCCATAATCAATACCAACGCAAAGAATGTATTTTGTTTGCCTAGCCATTTCTTCCAGAGTGACAACATCCCGGAAGTCATACTTGTCGGCTCGCTGCTTCGTTCTTTCTGACCGCCCTTGGCTAGCCCAAATGATTTCATGGAAGTTGTCTTGTGCCGCACGGGCAATCCCAGTTCCCATTTCGCCGGGTGAAATTAGACCTATTACTGCCATCTGAAAGCAACCTCCTCCTCTTCGTTAAACCTATCGGGGTCATGCACATATTTAGGAGGATTCATCCCCCCTTCTTCTAAATAATATGGCTCTCTCCCCATATCCATCATGAGTTTCTCTGGGCACGGGTAAACAATCCACCATTTCTTCCCATCCAGCGGACCTCCTTCAAAAACTGCATGACGAGCATTTTTCCGATGGTCACTTTCCTGTTTTTTCTTGCCTCTTTTGGCCATTTGACTTCCTTTTCACTAGTGACACAATGGGGTCAATCCGTCTAGAGCACGGGGAGGTGGTCATCCAGAGTCGCCGTCGGTACTAAACCGGCGGCGATTCGCCCTTTCAAGTCTCCACCGCTCACGAGGAGTTAGCCCTCCCCAAATACCAAACTCCATTGGTGCTTCCATTGCGTATTTCAAACATTCTTTACAGACAGGGCATCTTTTACAAACGTCTTTTGCCGCTATTGTCTGTGCAGGTTCACGTCGATCATCGTGGAAAAATAAAGCCGTGCTAGTTCCTTTGCAAAGTGCTTTATCAAACCAATCTGTTTTCAGTTGGCTGTCTCTCTTCACTGTGAACCTATAGTTATGACCCAAACTATGTCCTGGCACCGTCTTCATACCTACGCAAAATCATGGGAGTTCCTTCACCCAAATAGGCACAAAATGTATTGGCGCACAGGTAGTCAACGGCGTCTTCAAGACCCATTGTCTCTGATAGGCGTTCAATCATTAGATCTTCGTCATAAACAATAACGGCATCCATACCAGGACGGGCCGCATAACCGACGATGCAACTGTCAAACAATGTTTGTGGTCCTGGTCCATCGAAAATGCATGCTTCAGGATTTAATTCAGCGAGTTCATCCCACCACTCTGAAGAACGTTCTTCTTCTACATCCCCGGCTTGACCGGGCCACATGGTGATATTTTTGTCGCAAATAACGTCAGGATCTGTGTTTTCGTTCATCTCTTAGTCTTTTCCCCAGTTCTTTTATGTCGTCTTGAGTTGGCTCGAACTCAATATCAATAACTGTACAACAGTTCGGACATTCATCTTGGTATTTCTTTAAAATCCGCTTCCCCGCATACCATCCACAAGACCAACAACGGTAGAGGGCTTTCCTATATGCCATTGACCCTCACCGCCTTATACGTTCCTAACTGAAAAAATCGTCTTATGGATATGACTGAGCATTGGGAACAGAGAACAAACATTCTTGATGGGTTGTCTGCTGCCTTGGCGTATATGGAAGATCAAATTGAGAATCTCAAAAGCCTAATCGAAGATGAGGTTGAAGAGGAGCGAACACATTATGCCGAACTCTGAAGAAGTCATAAAAACCGACAGAGACACAGTCTGGGGAAGGCAACATTTCGACCCGAAAAAAGGGACGTCATGGCATACATTCCCCGAAGGTATTGACACACGTAGGCCAATCCCATTGCGGAAAAAATATAGGGAACAGTCATGAGTGAACAATCTGAAAAAGACGCAGAAGTCTTGACCGACGCCCTTCTCAACATACAAAAAACTCTTGAAGGTGCCACAAACAAACTAACTGGCACTGTCAAAGAAAAAATTGATGACACATTAAGCATCTTTGACAAACTAAAGGACAATATTGCATGGGTCCTTGGTCTTCCTGCTGCATTTGCAGGATCATTTGGGTTCCTCTGGGACTCAAGTAATGATGAAGCAGCACTTACTTATCAGGTGCAGCAACTCGAAGAAGCAGTTGCTGAACTCAAATCCGAGAATGATCTTCTCGGTGGAGGCACCAAAAACTTTTCGCTTGACATGAGCCAAGCACCAGGCGGTTCAGTAACTGTCATTATTGGTGCTGCTGCGATCGCAGCCCTTATAGGACTGTTGATCTGGTATCAGACCAAGCGTAGACGCAGTAAGAAGTGAACCGGCTCCTGGCGTACTTGTGCGCCGGGGCGTTATTCGCAGCCGGTTGCTCAAGTGGAAGCAGTCAGGGAGGAAGGGAAGAATCACCGCCAGAAACTTCTGCGCCCAAAATTGAAATCGTTCAAGACTTAACAGAGCCTCTTGATGACTACTCCCTTAGTTACCAGCCTGAAAATGATGCTTTTTCTTTCCAAAACTTTGGAGGAGGCGAAGCACCCGCTGACCTGACAGTCAATATGGCTCGTCGGCTGTACGGCGATTCACAAGTTTGTTCGGATGTAACGGACAACCAATGCACTCCATATCCTGTGATTCTCCAATTGATTTCTCAGGCGAACCGCTCAATGAAAGGCGGTCTGTGTGAGGGACTGGCGGTTCTAAGCCTCAGGCTTGCATCAGATGCTACAACACTTGCCGGTTTCCAAGATGCTGAAACAGTGGCGGCCCTTATTAAAGAAGACCCCGCTCTTTT